GGACGCTTATCCGAGTCCGGGACGAGTGTTGGTTTGCCCTGCGGCTTCTCAACGAGGCCTGACAGGAGTTCATTGAATCGGTTCTTTCCGAGGAGCTTCTGCATGGCGGTGATGCCGAGCAGCTTCCTCTCGAATGGATCGAATCCGGCGTCTTCGACCGTCTTGGCGACGGCGTTCTCGTCGATGTACTTGCGGATGGAGCGGCCTTCGACGAGCTTGAAGCCATGCCACTCCTTGCCGGAGAGCGCCTGTTGGAGCGCGTACTCCTTGATGTCCGACGCCCACGAGACCAGCTCGTCTACCTTGCTGAGGATGACCTCGATCTCCGCGTCGGAGAGTTCCGGCGGGAGCTTGAAGTCGTGCTGTGCGAGCTTCAGGTTCTCCTCGGCCCGTTTCCGGCAGATGGTCTTGGCCTTGCAGAACCGGCACCACTGGCCGCCGGAGAATTCTCCCTTGCCGTCCCACGCCTGCTCTGCAGCGGGCTTCAGGGTTTCGTCGGCCCATTGGAGCAGGTCGGCTTTCGGCGTCTGCCACTGGCTGATGTTCTGCCGCCTCGGCTGATAGATGGTCATGCTGACCGTGTCGATGTCGTAGATGTCGTCGAACAGTTCAAGGGCTCCGAGGCTGTAGCAGGCCATCTGCGGATTGTGTTCCGCCGAGACTTCCACGCCGAGGCCGTACTTCAGGTCGATGATCCGGAGCGTGCCGTCCGCGATGATCAAGGCGTCGGCGGTGCCGAAGCCCTGCTTCACCCAGCGGGAGAAGTCCACTCGCTGCTCGACAAGAACAACCGGATCGCTGCATGTCTGCTTCGCGTCCTCTACCTGTTCCAGCACGTAGGCGACGTAGCCGTCTGTGGCTTCCTCCATCTCCTCGTTGTAGTAGTCGAGGTTCTCGGTCGGGTCCTCCGCCGGGTAGCCGAGCGCCTTTCGGAGCTTGAATTCGGCGAGAGCGTGTGCACAGGTGCCTTCGGCGGCGTAGCTGCTGCCTTCATCCTTGAATCCCTCGCTGAGCCTGACGGACGGCGGGCAGTGAATCCACCTGTCGGAGTTTGATGCGGAGAGGACTGCGTGCTGTTTTTCAGAATTCATTGAGTCCCTCCACATCGAAGAGCAGGGACTCGTAGTCCTTCGGATCGACAGCCGACAGCTTGCTCGCACCGTACTTGTGGAGCAACTCGCGGATCTGCGCCGTATACCCGGCACGCGACCTTTCGGCGAGAACCGCCCGCACATCCTCCAGCTTCAGCTCCTTCTTCTCAGGCTCGGCCTGCGGAGCTTCCGGCTCGGGAGCGGGTTCCGCTTCCTCTGTGGTGCCGGAGAACTGCTGGTAGAGCCAGTCGGCAGCCGCGTTAATAGCAGCGGCGGCATCGCGGAGCTCCCTGATGGTCTGATCCATTTCTGCCATCTTTGACATTCTCTTTACCTCCTTCCAATGGTTGTCTGTCTGCGGCAAGAAGACTGAGGTTCCTTGCCAGCCTTGCGGATACATGGCTTATCGCGATAAGAACTGCGATGGTCTCTGTGTCCGCAGGACTTCTGTTGCGTGTCTTGTTCATCACGTTTCCTCCAATCCGGAGCAGCTTTCTTGTGCTCCTTACACTTCCCACTGGAGGCGAGGCACGCGTTTTGACGAAGGACGGGAAAAGAAATTCTGAAAAAAGCTCCGACCGCCATTTCTGGCAGCCGGAGCCGTGCGTTTAGAACCAGTCAGGGAACTGCTCGTGCATCTCGTCCGGGAACTCCTCGCAGAGCTTCTGCTTAGCCTTCTTCAGGCGGGACAGGAATGTCGTCCGCTTTATGCCGATCTTCTTGGCGATGGCCTCGTCGGAGAGTCCTTCCTCGCGGAGTTCGCCGATGCGGCGTGCTTCCGGCATGAGCTCGTTCAGACGGTGAAGAAGCTGGCTGAGCATCATCTCATCGGCGAGGACCTCCTCGATGAGTGGAGCGTCGTCCGGCACGTAGTCGCCGAGAGTTCCTTCGCCGTCAGGCAGTGGATCGTCAAGGGAGATGGTCGTGTTGTTGTGGAACTCGCAGTCGAGGCAGTTCCCGTCGCACAGCCACCATTTGCTGCGCGGGCAGAAGCACTCGCCGCGATATTGCATCCGCTTCCTGAGTGCGGTTCGCCAGCGGTCGTACTCGCGGTACTGGTCCTCCGGGACCTCGTACCAGGTGCGAGTAGTTTTGTCATAGATGCGTTTACTCTGGTTGTCATTGTTTTTCATGTGCGATACCTCCGTTCGCTTCTCCCGAACCGGAGGCCGCACAAAAAAGAAGGCGTGGCAGGCCAGACGGAACAGGAATTCAACTCGTTTCGTTCGGCCAGCCACGCTCGTAGACTGGTTACTTATTCACTTGTGACCGCTAAGGCCGTTCGAGCCACCTCTGTGCACCGGGGTGAACGGCTATAGCAGTGAGCCTTTTAACGCCCTGCTCAGGGCTATGCAGACTGGTGGATCAGCGAAGATCCGCCTCTATGGCATAGAGTTCGCTGAATACGTCCGGCAGATCCGCCGGGTCGATGTCTTCGACGCTATGAGCGCCGTAACGCTGGAATACGAAATCGACTACCTCTGGCCCGATTTCAGAGCAGATGATGGAAGCTGACTCCTCGATGCTTGCGACATAGTCGCTGTTACTGATGCTTGGCATAGTTTGTCTCCTCGTTTTGCTGGCTCCTTTTCCAGAGAAGGAGACCTGATAGTGGTTCTGTAAGGACCTCACTGGATGACGGCTGATCAGACCGTCTATCGGTTCCTTACGTGTTCTTATCTGCGTCCTTAACGCAAACATTTAGTTTGACTTTTGAACGTCATCGTGTTATACTGATGTAGTCGTCTTTTGCATGGCACGACTCCGTTTCTGAAGTCGCTTTTAATATACGAAATCGAATTTTTGATCTGGGGATAGTTTGGTACGGCATGGTACGGCGTGGTACGAAAGTTGTGAGGAGGGATGGCATTGGAATTCAAAACCTTGTTCCAGATTTTGAAGAAGCATCTGGCTGATGGCTACGATGTGCCTCATTTCTTTCGTGATCTTATGGCCATGCTTACAGAGGTTACTGAGGAGGAATGGGGAACTTCAAAGGACCCTTCTCAAGAAGGAAAAGATAAGTCATTACGGAGTTATGCGAAGCGTGGACTTCCGAAGAAGCTCGCGCAGACTATCGTCTATAGACTCACTCCGGAGAACACGATTGACAGCATTAATAGCCATGGTGAAACACAGCGACGGCTGCTTGCAGAGGATTTGAAAGGCTATGATCCGGACATCAATGCAGACAATGTTGCCGAGAGGGTTGCTGATTGGCTGGTTGAAATCGTTCAGGTCTCTGCCGGACTTGTCCCGCAGGACGAACTGACTAAACAGAAACAGCAGCAACTTGACGCACAGCTGAAGAGCAAGTACGGCGATTATCTGCTTGCCGAAGAGGAGAACCACTGTGCATTCCCTGGCTGCGGACGCGAACTTGTTCTGACGAAGGATGGCAGTATCTCCTACGCGTACGAGGTGAGCTTGATTGATAAAGCCGCACCGGCGGCTCCCGATAATCTTCTGGCGATGTGTCCGCAGTGCCATGCGACATATCTTCTTGATTCCAACAAAAAGCTTTGCAAGGAGTTGCAGGAGACGAAGAAGGTTCTGGCGACGCACAGGCAGAACGTACATATGTTGGATGATCTCCCTTTGGAAAAGGGAATCGTTAGTGTGATAACGAGAATTGCTAAACTCAATGAGAAGGATCTTGTAGATGCATCGCTTGATCCCAAGGAGATAAAACAAAAGCTTGATCCGTCAAAGGACACGGCTATCTACTACGCAGTGAACAATTATGTCGGCGTTTATTTTGTACGGATCAGGGAAATCATGATGAATCTTGATAAGCGCAGCGTCATTGACTATGAGGAAATCCAAGATCAGATGCATGCGCTGTATCGTCGCTTGAAAAAGGCGAAGAAAACTCGTCTTGAAATATTCAATGAGATAACGAACAAGGTGCATCGCGTATCGTTACAGGATGAAATCTACTGCCAGATCGTGGTCGCCTACTTCGTTCAAAGCTGTGAGGTGTTCGATGCAATTACCGAATAAGCTCTATTCATATGAAGAAAGCACCCTGGCTTTGCTGCCGAGGGTGCTGAATGAAATGAGAAACGGGCCTGTCTCCGTAGGAGAACTGTATCTATCGATGAAGCGGAACCTTAAGGATCCTACGGATTTTCTATCCGCAATGGACTGCCTTTATGCTCTGCGAGCTATAGACATGAATGATGACGGGGAGGTTTTCATATGCTTAAGGAAATGA